AAAGAAGAAAAGAAAAAGAAAAAGAAAAAACCAAAAGCAAAACCAAGTGTTGCTGGCGGTATCTCTGCGGTTGTAAAAGCTGCCAGAGAATTCGTTAATAAGCCTAAGCCCAAGCCTAAAGCAAAGAAGGATAAGCCAAGGGTTGATGCGGAAGATGTCACTGATGCCGCAAAAAGAGAGAAAGAGATAAAAGCGCAGGAAGACAGAAGCAGAACCCTTGTTGATAAAATATCAAGCAAGCTTGGGACTAATATGTCTGATGCAAAAACAAAAGAAGGCAAGCCATCAAAGGGGCAAATGAAGAGAAAAGATGGCTCTACCTTTGCGCTTATGGGCGATGAGCTTCTAAAGACACAAGCCCGAAGAAACAAGATCGAGGGTGGATTAAAAACCGCTGTCCCTGTTGCCCTCATAGCTGGTGGTGCTGGATATGGTATTGGATCATCTTCATCTGACACAAAAGCCAAAAAAGATGCAAAAGCAAAAGAACGCGCTGATTTGAATAAAACCTTGTCTAACTTAAAAGGTGTTGGCAATAAAAAGCTAACGCCGTTTGAAGCTAAATTTAAAGCAGCTAAGGATGCTGGCAAAAAAACCTTTATGCATAATGGCAAGAAATACACCACAGACGAAGCTATTCCTTCCAAGCCAAGCAGGGTTCGTAGAACTGTGGAGAAAAAAGCCCGTGGTGGTATGGCGGTCAAGTCTGGTTCTTCTAGAAAAAGCAAACCCCGTGGCGTAGGCGCGGCGAAGCGCGGTTACGGCAAGGCGATGAGATAGCTATATGCCTGGGCCTAAAAGCAAACTTGGTGCCTTAAACGCATTTATTGGCGAAATACGCGATTACATAAAAAGCGATGGGATTGAGAAGGCTGTTAGAAAATATGGTGATGAAGCTTTAGATGTTGCTGAAAGTGATATGATTCCTTTCAGAGCTGATAAAGATCAAAGACTTAAAATCATAGAAGCCAAAAGAAAAAAACAAATGCAGGATGATATGCTAGCTGGCGGCGCGATAACTGGCACTGCTGGAACGGCGGCTTGGCTAGTATCGCAATTGAAAGAGCAGCAGGATAATGATATGCCAAATAAGAAAGATGGCGGCTGGATACAAGGCGCGATCAAGAAACCAGGCGCACTGCGTCAGCAACTTGGGGTGAAGGAAGGCGAGAAGATCCCTGCGAAAAAGCTTAATGCTGCGGCCAAGGAGGGAGGAAAACTTGGCCAGCGCGCTCGTTTAGCGAAGACGCTTAGGGGTTTTAAACACGGCGGTGCAGTCACTAAGACCCGCTGGGAAAACAAATGGGGTTAGCCTATGGCGATTGAGCGCGGTGTAGATGAAGTTGATATTGCTGAATTGGGCATTGAAGACAATTCAAAAGAGATCCTTGTTGGTGAAGAAGTAGAAACCGACCAGTTTATTGAAGAAATGCCTGATGAGCAGGTTCAGACCCTGGATGACGGGACCATGGTCTTTGGTATGGATGAGAATGAAAATCCTGGTATGGCGGGGGATTTCAACCAGAACCTAGCTGAAATCATGGAAGATCAGGATCTGGGCAAGGTTTTCAGTGATTGTATGGGGGATATTCAGGACGATATCTCTTCGAGAAAGGAATGGATGGACCAGTACAAGGAAGGTCTTGAGTTCCTCGGCATGAAGTTTGAAGACCGCACAGAGCCATTTGAAGGCGCTTCAGGCGTAATTCACCCTCTACTAGCTGAATCCGTTACTCAATTCCAGGCACAGGCATACAAAGAGATGTTGCCTTCCGGTGGACCGGTCAAGACCCAGACAGTGGGTATGGGTACACCGCAGACAGATCTTCAGGCAGCGCGTGTACAGGAGTACATGAACTATATGCTGACCCAGGAGATGCGAGAATATGACCCTGAGACAGACCAGTTATTGTTTTATCTCCCCTTATCGGGAAGCGCGTTTCGTAAGGTTCACTTTGACCAGACGTTAAGCCGCCCGGTTTCGCGGTTTATTCCTTCTGAAAAGCTGATTGTTCCATATGGAACAACGAGTCTTGATAATGCGGTAAGAATTACCCATGTCATTGATATGCCTACCAATGAGGTGAAAAAGCTTCAACAGTCAGGGTTTTACAAAAAGACCCCGATGTCTGGTAAGGGCAGTAACTTGGAAGGTTACGATGAAGTCGATGAAGAGATTGATGAGCTTCAGGGCGTTAAGCCTTCTGGGCCAACGGATTACGAAGCAGAACTGTATGAAATGCACGTTGAGCTGGACATCCCAGGGTTTGAGGATGTAGATGCAAAGGGCGAAGAGACTGGCATTAAGCTGCCATACATTGTCACACTGTTCCCTAAACAGTCTGCTGTTTTATCGATAAGAAGAAATTACCAGCAAGTTGATCCGATGCGTAAGCGTGTGGATTATTTTGTGCATTACAAGTTTTTACCTGGAGTTGGTTTCTATGGGTTTGGTTTGACCCATATGATTGGCGGTTTGTCCAAAGCCTCGACCTCAATACTACGGCAGTTGATTGATGCGGGTACTTTGGCAAACCTTCCAGCTGGTTTCAAGGCGAGAGGCATCAGGATAAGGGACGATGATACTCCCCTCCAGCCTGGTGAATTCAGGGATATGGATGCTCCTGGGGGTTCATTACGCGATGCGTTAATGCCATTGCCGTTCAAGGAACCCAGTGGAACGCTACTGTCTTTGCTGGGAATGCTTGTTGAGGCGGGTAAACGATTCGCCTCGATTGGTGATATGCAGGTGGGTGATGGCAATCAGGAAGCGCCTGTAGGAACGACAATCGCCTTACTTGAGCGCGGTAGCCGTGTAATGAGCGCAATCCACAAGCGGATGCATTATTCACAGCGCATTGAATTTAATCTGCTAGCGAAAGTATTAAGGGATTCGCCCATCAAAGCGTACCCCTACATGGTCGCTAACGGACAACAACAGTTAATGGCGACCGACTTTGATGATCGTATAGACATCATTCCGGTTAGTGATCCCAACATATTCTCCATGAGTCAGCGCGTGATGCTGGCCCAGGAAATGTTACAGATGGTCCAGTCAGCGCCAGAGATCCATGGCCCGATGGGTATACATAATGCGTATCGCAGGATGTATGAGGCGATGGGAGTACAACAGGTAGATCAGTTATTACCGCCTCCTCCACAGCCACAGCCAACTCCCCCGGCGATGGAAAACTCCATGATGCTTCAGGGGCAACCTGCACAGGCTTTCCCTGACCAGGACCATGATGCCCACATTGCTGCGCATTTAACCCTGTATCAAAGTTCAATTGCGCAGAATACACCGCCAGGACAACAGCAATTGTTAGGTGTCATTCAAGGTCATGTGTATCAACACATTGACGCAAAAGCTAGAGAGATGGCGATGCAGGATCCTGAGATCACTCAAATGCAACAGCAAATGCAGCAGATGCAACAGCAGGCAGCGCAAAATCCAATGATGCAGCAGCAAGTTCAACAAATGCAGCAGCAAATGAATCCTTTGGTTGAAGATAAAGTTGCGCAGACTACTGCTCAGTTATTAAGCGAAATGGCTCCTCAGTTCAAGACCCAGGACGATGAAGACCCGTTGGTTGAATTAAGAAAGCAGGAACTGGAAATCAAGGCTGAAGACGTTGAGCGTAAGGCGGGTGAAGCACAACAGCGTATTGATATTGAGCAGGAACGACTGGATCGAAACATAGGCATGGCAGAAGATCGTCTGGAAACTCAGGTTGATATTGCTGACATGAAGAACGATACTGCGCAAGATAGGTTAAATCTGCAACGTGAAGCCCAGATGGCTAAGACCGCAGAGAACATGGCCAAAGACTTTTTTGGGAGAAATTGATGAGTAGCGTAAGAGAGAAGCGAGCAGCTGAACAGAAAGCGGCTAACAAACGTGAAGAAGAATTTCGATTAGCGGGTGAGAAGATTGCCAAGCTAGTTGAAGAAGTAGAAGCAACGCCGGTTCCTGAAAAAGAACCCGTGGCTAAAGCGCCAGCTAAGAAGAAAGCGAAGGCTAAAGCCAAAGTAACTAAAAAGACTAAGTAACATTAGGAGAAAGATATGCCTGGATTAACGGAAGGCAGAGCTGTTGAAAGAGGCCAGAAACGCAGAGGCGATTACAGCAGTTCAGGTAAAGGCTCTAATGGTATTAAGCGCCAGACTTCGTTCTCAGACCCCAAGGTGTCTGTGGATAAGTTCAGTGTAAAAGACCAGGGTACAGTTCCTTATGAAGGCCCAGAAGATATTGCAACCCCTGGAGCGCCTAAGCCTTATGGTGCGGGTAAGTCTAGAGGCGGTGGTGCAGCATTACGCGGCACTAAGTTTGAAGGGATCTTCTAGAAAATGAGTTTTGCTCCTGTGTATGGCGACATGAGTTCGCAGTATTTATCTGGCCAGCGTGGCTGGCAACCTAGCGGGCAATTCGGTCTTGGAGGAATGCGGCAAGATCAACAGCTTGGTATTAGCCATGACGGCCCCGGATCGATGGGTAATCCCTTTATAAAAGGCGCACAGCCAGCCGTGCATTTCAATGCACAGCGTGATGCGCAAATGGGAATGCAAGACAGGATGCCTAAGATTAATTATGGCCCTGGCCCTTTCGGTCAGTCTCTTCAACAAGAAAATCAATTCAGAGCTCCCTCTCCTATTATAGGGCAAATTGCAAGAAGACCTCCAGGCGGGTTCGGTGGTGGTGGATTTGGTGGAGGCTCACAAGGCATAGACCAGTTCATGGATTTCATGCAGCAAATGATGCAGATGTTTAAGCAGTTCAATAGTCAAGGTGGCGGTGGTGGTGGATATGGCCAAAGAAGAGGCC